ATTTGATTGATGCGGTTCTAAATTCTGACGTCTCGGCAAAGTATGAGTCCCGGGACGTTAATTTCAAAAATAAGTGGCATGGCATTGTTGTTGCCGGCCAGATTTCCATAGATAAGCAGGTGTTGCATGCAGGTCCTGCTGATAGGTATTGGCAGTGGATGGAACGGATTGCCTCGGTTGGGAAACATGAGGTTTTTATAAAACTGCATCCCCTTGCCCGCAGGCACCCCGATGATATTAAACGGGCAACTGAGATTGCCGAAAAACATGGCTGTTTTGTGGGATATTCCGGCCGGGAGATAATTGATGATGCCTCCTCGGTCATGTCTTACTGTTCCTCTTTTGTAGTTGACTGCTGGATGCGTGGGTATCCGATGGAAAAAACGCATGTCGAGTGCGGAACCTTCAAGGCTGTTTCCGATTTGGGGCATGACCTGTTTCTGGAAGGGAAAGACCCGCAGATATTTGCACGAAAGTTCATTAATTTTCTGATGTGGAAATACTGTTTCAACACAAACAGTATTGACGAACAATCACTGCACCGGCTTATCAAGCTTTATGTCGAGAGTGACGACCCGTATCCCTTGCCTGAAAAATATTCCTGGGGCCAGTGGTTTTTTGACCGGAAAGACAAGGTGATTATTGAGCCCGATGACCGGATAGTTTGGACAGTCGGCCTGAAACGTCAAATTAAAACTTTATTGAATGAGGGTTATAAATACAAGGGGGTTTTGAAATGAGCCTGCATGACGAGCAGTGGTTGTTTCTGAAAGATGTTGTCCGGTTGATAAATTTTGCTGATATGTATGGAATTGAACTGACTGGCGGAGAATTATTCAGAACTCCTGAACAGCAACGGATTTATCTTGATGAGGGGAAATCACATACCGCAAACAGCAATCACCTGAGAAGGCTGGCAATTGATTTTAATTTCTTTATTAATGGTGAATTGACCTATGACCCCGAAAAAATAAAACCGCTTGGAACTTATTGGGAAACCCTTGACCCGAAAAACAGATGGGGCGGAAATTTCCCCGGGTTTCAAGATGTTCCTCACTTTGAAAGGATGGTGTGAAATGAAAACAACAAGTCTGAAACAGGAAAACCTTGCACTTGCCCGAGAACTTGCAAACCAGCCGCATGTCAAGTCTCCTATAGGTGAGTATTTCACGTTTTCAGTAGCCAATGACGGTCAGTCTGTCAGGCTGCATTACCGATGGGAAGAAGTGTGGCGACCCGAGAAACTTCAGGCATACCATGACCGGCAGAAAGCAAGGGATGAGAGAATTGCAGAGATTCAGAAACAGAGACCGAAAGATGTCCCGGTTGACGAGCCCGGCCCGGACGCTGAAACAGTAGCCAGAAACTTGGCAATGAGAATGGACGAGGATAAACGGGGTGATGGTATTGTGAGAGATGCGGTAATCGGTCGGGGTGAAAGGTTCTGAAATGTCCTGTTTCCAGGTTGAACTTATTGAAAATAACTTCCAGATTGTGAACAAGGATTCTGATGTTGTTCCCTATGAGTTGTGGGGCCACCAGCGGGACGTTATTGAATTGATTGCAAGCGCAGAACCCGGGTCCGGGTTTCTTATCCACAAGGCCGCATCCCTTGGCATGTCCTCTTGCATGCTTGCCTTTGCAATGGCTGAGGCTATTTCAAGAGCAAACCAGAATATTGTATTATTGACCCATGAAGAAAATCTTTCAAAACGACTGCTGAGAAGATCAAAGACGTTTGTTGAATACGCGATGTCACAAAATGTTTTCGGGGTGACAATGACCAGAACCCCGCAGGATGAAATTGAGTTTTCAAATAAAAGTCTGATTTCGATTGCAACCGCTGGCTCAACTACTTCTATTGGCCGCGGTGACCCATTCAGCATGATGATATGTTCTGAGATTGGCTTCTACAGGAACGCTGGCGTGGTTATGACCGCTATGCTGCCAAGAGCCAAGAGAGCTACCAAGATTTTTGAATCAACCGGCAACGGGGCGCAGGGGTGGTTCTATAAGCAATGCACAAAGGCATGGGACGGCAAAAGCGGATACTATTTCTATTTTGTTCCGTGGTTCAAACACTCTGAATACACAAAGGACAGACCCGGGAAAGTTTCGTGTGTGATTGACGATTTGTCACAAGATGAAATTGATCTGAAAGAAGATTTCGGGGTGACTGATGGTCAACTATTGTGGCGGCGGGAAACCATATCGGAACTTGATAATGACGAAGAAACAGGGATGAGCGGTGAGGAATCATTCAAACAGGAATATCCCTGCACTTCCATTGAGGGGTTTCTAAGAACCGGATCCCCGGTTTTTGGTCATAAGGTCAACCAAATCCTTGAGGAAACCGTTTGCTCACCTGTTTTTCTGGGAGACATAAATCTGTGATTATAAGTTATGGCCTTGCGATGTTTTGTATTATTTTATTGATTGTTTTGGTGCTGAAAGATGGGTGATCCATATCCGATACCCGAGAAAGAACACCCGCCCCTGAGAATATGGGAGCATCCAAATGAAAAGCATGACTATGTCATGGGCATTGATACCGGAGAAGGATTGGGCCAAGAGTATTCTGTTGCCGATGTCTATTGCCGGCAAACCGGCTGCCAAGTGGCTCAGTACATAACGAACCAGCAGGACCCGGAGGAGTTTGCTATTTCATGTGTTGCGCTTGGAACATATTATAATACCGCCTTGACTGTTATTGAAACCAACGATTCAGGGCTCACTGTTTTGGTGATTTTCAGGCAGGAAGACGAGAAAACAAACAAACCCAGGTATCGCAGAAGCAGGATATGGAGACGCAGGACATTCACAAAAGCAAAAACCGTTGAAAGGTCGGACTTCGGGTGGCAAACTAACCGGAACAATAGACGTCACATGATATTTGACCTGAAAGCCGGTATAAAAAGACGATATATCAGGGTGAGAAGCAGCGACACGCAAGCTCAGATCAGAACCTTTGTTCGTAAAAAGGAGGGCCGCCTTGAACACACCGAAGGGGAATGTGACGACTGCGTGTTTGCTGCCGCCCTGGCCTGGCAAGGGTTCAAAGACATTGCACCCCGTGAGATTGAGGAGTCACGCAAGGTTGAAGGCCCAACTACAATAGGCGAATTTGTCGATATTTGCAGAAAACATGACAAGAAACATAGAGAATTTATAATAGGCCGGAACCCCTACGAAGAAGAAATAAGTATTATCCTCAGAGGGAAATAAAATTAGTATCCAAGGTGGGTCAAGAGAGAATTATTGCTTCGATATTCAAAGTAAGTTGTGAACAGGTTTTAAACATTCTGGAATAAAAAAGCATTGACATTGACAAAAATAAGTGTAATTGACAATTTATGGCAAGGTCAATTACCAAATGGAAAGACAGGTTTTCATCTGCAAAGACCGACCGGGAAAAACGAGAACCGGAATGGAAAAAATGTGAGCGATTTTATGACGGAAAGCATTTTCATGGTATTGACACAACGTATGAAGACCAGATTGTTATTAATTTGTGTAAAACGATGTGTGATACTATCCGGGACTCAGTTTACTTCAAAAACCCCAAGTTTATCTTCGAGAATATAGGCCCACAGGATTTTGACCCGATTGCAAAAGCTCTGACTCAGATATTCCCCCGCATACTGCAAACCATCGGCTATAAAGCAATGACCAAAATGGTTGTGTTTGACGCCTTGCGCTACGGGGTAGGCTACAAATATAACGGTTACAGCCTAAAGGGCGACAAAGCCAATGATTATCTGCGGGAAGATGAGATTTTCTCAATATGGGTGCCGCATGACACTATCTTTGTTGAGAAAGGGGCTCATGGGCTTTGGGATGCAAATTATGTTTTCATGCAGATTGAAGCAGGATTTGAGGACGTTGCAAACCATCCGGCCTACAAGGTGCCAAAAGACTTCACTCATTCCAAAGTGATGAATGACGTATCATACCGGGACGAGGAAGACCCGAAACGGGTTCACCTTATCCATGTGTTTGACCGCGGGGAAGGGAAGCACCTTATTTTTACACCAGAGATAAAGGCTTTCCTCTATACCGGGGACTGGCCCCTGGGCGATTGCCCGTTTTTTCCCATAAACAGCCTTCGGCTGAATGATAACGGCCTGTATCCTCCCGGTATTCTGGAAGCTATTATCCCGTTGAATGAAGAACTGAACAAAATGGAGAGCATGAAAGTCACCCATGCCAAACGGTTCAACCGGAAATACCATGTTGCAGGTGACAAACTGGATAAAGATGCAATAGGGGCCCTGCAAACCGGTTATGACGGTGCAATCGTTGAGACCGATGGTGATACCGTGATTACACCGATAACCGATGCAGACCTCACCCCGGCTGTTTATGCAACCGCTGTGAGCATGTTCCAGTTCATGAAAACAGTTGTGAGGGTAGGTGATTATCAGATGGGACAGATGCCCGCTGGTGACACTACGGCAACCGAAGCTCAGTTTGTGCAGGGCGGCTCAACCTCCGGGATTGAATACCTGCGGGACATTATATCTGACTTTTGCGAACGAGACGCACAAAGCCTTGTGGCCCTTATGCGCGAGAACTACGATAGTACTCGTCGATTCAGGCTTGAAAACGGGGAAATAGCGGATTTCTCAAAGGGTGTGCTTCAGGGCATTGATTTCAATATCAAGATTGACTGTGAAGGATCAGCCCCCCCGGACAGGATAGAGGAACGAAATGAAGCACTTGCACTCTACAATATGTTTAGTCAGAATCCGTTTATAAACCCGATAAAACCGATAAACCATGTGCTTAAAACCTTTAAGACGGTGAACGATGAAGCAGAATGGCTTAACAGTGATGCAACGCTTCAGTTGATTGCAAAAGCAATGGGTGGAGAGAAACCAAATCTTGAGGCAATAAAATCATACCTGGGGAAAGATCAACCAAATCTTTTAATCCCGGCATCGAGATGGTCGAGATAAATGAATTTAACCTTGAACAGTATCAATATGCAAAAGACTGGCAGACATGGGGATGCTGCATGGTCGGCTGGCTGTTTTCATGTGATTATTCAACCGTGGAACTTGAACAAAAATTCCGAGAGTTAAGGCATCTCTCAATTTTGATAAACGATATCGAACAAGAACTCGTTGACAAGCCCAATAAAAAAGCATGGCAACGGCTTGATAAACTGAAACGAGTATGGATTTCAAAATCAAGGAGGTTATGTGGGAATAAGCGGTCGATACAAAATGATAAACGGTGAACTGGTAAAAGTGTCTGATGCAATCCCGAAGATAGCCGGTAGGATTGACGGTGTATATTACCCCGGCAGCCCCTATACCGAGTATTTCAACGGCAGGACCCCATACCATATCACCTCCAAGGGCGAGAAAAAGGCCATAATGAACGCCAAGGGAATCCGGGAAATGTCATCTGATGACTCGGAGGGCGTGAAGTTTGAGAAGACCGGAAAGATATTTTCTTATAACGGCCAGACAAGCAGGAACAGAACCAAACACCAGAAAGCAAACCAGGCATCGCCACTGAGCCGTGAGACCCAGAAGCGACTGGCAACAAATATGAAATAGCCGAGAGGCGTAAAACCAAGCCGAGAGGCGTAAAACCAAGCCGAAGGGCGTAAAACCAAGCCGAAGGGCGTAAAACAAGGAGATGAGACATGAAAGAAGGAATTGTAAGCATGGATAAGGATGATATGGGAATTGGTGGGGTGCGGGAAACAATCGCTGACGAATTTGGCCGGGTCCTGAATGAGAAGGTTGCCCCGGATGCCGATGCCGACACTGATGACAATGACAATGATGACGATGATGAGGCCGGCGAGAAGGAGGCGGAACCAAAGAACAAAGAGGACGATGGCAGCGCGGAATGGAAAGGCGTGCCTGAGAAGTTCTATAAACGGTTCAAATCTGTAAACGATGAAGTCAAATCCTTGAAAGAAAGCCTTGAGAAAAGGGGCTCGGAAGGGACTGCGTTATCACAGAAAGCCACAGCTTTTGACCAGTTGATGCAAAACGACCGGTTTAGAAAAGTGGTGGCTGAAATGGTGGCCGACCCCGAAGGGCAACACCTTGAAAGCGCAGCCTCAGCCCTTGACAAGATAAACTTTGAGGATATGACCGACCCGCAGATTGCTTCCGTGATTGCATCCGATGTCAAGAAAGGATTGATGGCTGAAATTAATAGCCTGCGGCAGACGGTTGAAAGCCTTGTCGGAAAGCACCGGGATACGGAAGTCAGCGGCTTCATTGCCAATGAGCAGAAGTTTCCAGGTGCAAAAGAAAACGAGAAGGCAATCAAACAGATAATGTCAACCCAGGGTATTGATTTTGAAAAGGCTTATTATCAGGCAATGGGGCCTAACCTTTTCAAGATTGGAGAACAGAACGGCCTCAAGACAAAGGAAGCAAAAGAAAAAAAGGACGTCCACCACACCAGCAAGAAATCCATAGGCGGAAAAGTACCGGGAAAGGTCGGCTCTTTGAAGGATGCTTTCAAGCAATCCATTATTGAGATGGGCCTTGACCCCGGAGATTACAGGCTATAACAATTTAAAAGGAAAGGTGACATTATCATGGGAGCTACTTCAGAAACCAGAACCCTTAACACCCTGCTTGTCACGAGTGCAAACAAGTATTTGACCAAGGTTATTGACAATGTCAATAAGGCAAATATTGTTTTCTACGTACTGAGCCAGGAGGGGTTCAAAAAGACCCAGGACGGCGGAGAGCGGATTGAAATACCGCTTCGCATGACCAAAAGCACCAGCGGCGGATGGTATGAAAACTATGACCTGCTGGATACAACCCCGGCTGACCCGCTTACCAAGGCGTTTTATATCTGGCGACAGATTCATTATTCAGTCGTCATGTCCCGCCTTGAGCAGCGGAAAAACTCCGGCATCGGCCAGACTCTTGACATGATGCAAGCACTTTTTGACGATGCGGAAGATTCACTTACCCAGGACATCAACAGCGCAGTGTTTTCAACCCCATCAACCTCATCTCCGAAACCGATTGACGGACTCCTGGCCCTTGTGCCCGAAGACCCGTCAAGCGCATCCGGCGGGCGAGCAGGCGATGGCAAAATCGGCGGGATTGACCAGAACGCTGAAACCTGGTGGAGGAACAAGGCTATTGGAAATGGCGGTTCATCCTTCGTGTGGGCAGTCGATACAGGCGACACCCCGGTTATCCCGACTTCCTGGGCAGCAATGGAATACCTGTATGAAAACTGCTCAAAGGGCGGCGGGCCTAGAGACAAGAGAGAACCGAACCTGGGCGTTTGCAATCAGCTTTTCTACCGGAATTATCTGGGCAGCATGACCCCGCTTCGCCGGTTCACGGACTCCAAGCTTGCCGATATCGGGTTCAGGAATATCATGTTCAATGACATGCCGATTTCATGGGATGAGGATTGCACGTCTGCAACCGCTGGCACAAACACCTACTCCTGCTGCTACTTCCTCAACAAGTATTTCATGCACCTTGTCGTTGACACCCAGACTGATTTTTACCGCACGCCATTTGTGAGGCCCGCCAATCAGGACGCCCGTATCTGCCAGATTTTGTGGTATGGAAACCTGGGCGCTTCCTCCCGGCGGAAACAGGGCCTGTTCATTGATTATAACATTACCAACAGAACGTAAAGGAAAGGAGAAGATTAGCCATGAGCATTTTATCAGTAAATCAACTCCTTGCCCGCGACATTAACGGCAATGTGAGCAAACCCGGTTCTGCCTGGTCAACAACTCCGTGCTACAATATCGGCCAGGAAGCGATTGACCAGAACGGCAATGTTTATGTCTATGTCAAGACCGCCTCAAACAATGCCTTCACCATTTATGATGCAATCCTCCTGCTTCCTGCGGGGGCCGTGTCAATCACATCAACCAATGCGGCTGATGATGGCGCAATTCCCGTGGGCATTACCCCGGTTGCGTGTGTGGCCGGAGGGTCCGGTGTTATCAAATACGGATGGGTGCTGGTGAAAACGGGGGCGCAGCAGGTGACTACTATCAGAACAGCCGCAAGTTGTGCAGACCACCTGGGGATGCAGACAACCGCAACCGCGGGCGTTCTTGATGATGCAACCGGACAGCCCGACATTGTCGGTATCGGAATCGGAACCGATACCGGCGGTGGGGGCGGAGATAATGCGACCGCAACCCTTAACCGGCCTTATGTTCAAATGGCCTTTGCATAAGGAGGGATTTCTATGCTTGCAGTAAAACAACTCCTTGGCAAAGATGTTGACGGCAGTGTTTCAATCCCCGGTTCTCCATGGTCAAAGAAACAGTGCTATGAGCTGGGTCAAGAAGTAATGGATGAATACGGCAATGAGTATGTCTATGTCAAGACTGCCTCAGCCGTTTCCTTTACCCTGTATGACGCCCTGGGCCTGTTCCCGGCGGGGGCTGTGTCTATTACCACGGCTTTGGCTGTTGATAGCGCAATTCCAATAGGGATTGCAATAGTTGCATGCACCGCTGTTACCTCAACCGTTCAATACGGATGGGTACTGGTTAAAACCGGGGTTCAGCATGTGACTACTATCAGGGTCGGTGCTCTCGCAGCTGCAAATGCTGGTCTTTTGACAAGCACGGTGGCGGGCGTTCTTGATGACACAACCGCCGGCCTTGACATCTGGGGTATCGGAATAGGAGATACTCAGGGCTCTGTCGATGGGGCCAATGCAACCGCGACGCTTAACCGTCCTTTTATTCAGGGGCGCTTTGCGTAATCAGTAACCTTCTTTGCTCCAAGAAGGGCAGGGCCTAATCTTTGCCCTGCCCTTCTTTTTTGAGGCTCTTATGGCATATCTGTATTCTGACCTCGTGACGGACTTCCGGGACATCATGCGGGACCCGTCATCCCTTAACAACAAGTTTTTCACGGATGCTGAAATATTGAGATGGGCGGTTGACGGCAACATGGAGCTTGTCCGGGAAGCGGGCCTTCTCCTGTTCCAGACAAACCTTGCACTTACTGTATTTGATGGTGACGTTTACGACTCAAACGCCCTGACCGCCGGAGTTGCCTATACTTCCATTGTAGTGGATCAGCAAACCTGTGTCCCTCCCCATTCCGGCAGGCTCACCATTGTCAATTCAGCAGGCGCGTCCCAAACCTTTGATTATACGTCATGGTCACTTGGAAGCAGCCGGTACACTTTTACAATCAATTCAACAACGGCTCTTTACAGTTTTGCAGCCAATGATACCGTGACTATTTATAAAAGTCAGTATTCATTCCCGACCAGCGTTCTCAAGATTGTATCGGTTGTGGATGGCTCAAACCAGAGAATATACCCGACTACCATAAATACGCTTGATGAATATAACGATTCATGGCGGGATGAAAGCGGCACGCCGCAATGGTATTACCCGACTCTTGAGAAAGGGACAGCCAGCGAAAATCCCGATATTGGGTTCTACCCGGCCCCGAGTGCCGCCGCAAACGTTGTTATAAGGGCCTGGAAACTGCCCGCGTCCTCCTCTGCGGCTGCCGCAACAGCCGCAACCGCTACCCCTGAGCTTGATGAGGTGCTTACCAAGTTGATTCTTGACTATTGCCTTGCAATGGGGTTCCGCAAGAAACGGGATTTCACACAGGCTGAAAATGCAACTACCCGGTTCTATAAACACAACCTTAAAATGGCAAAGAACTATTTTAACCGGGAACTTGACTTGATGCCCGGCCTGAGAAGCAATGAAGGGGTTGGGGTTGCAACAAATGGCCGGTATCCAGACGGATATCCAAGGTTTGAAAGATAATGGGCGAACAGGAAAAACCAAGAATACGATGGGTCAATTTCACCGGCGGACTGAATATTCAGACTGAGCCTTTCCTGTTGAAAGAGAATGAATACTCCGACTGCGAGAACATGGTTCTTGATAACGGCGTGCCGCAGACAAGACTTGGCGCTGCTAAATGGACTGCTACCAATTGGAGTGCATCAAATTACTGCGATACGCAAATCAAAGGCCTGGGCGAATACCTGTATTATAACAATCTTGGTGCTCTCATAAGGTATCTGCTTGCCGCCTCAAACGCTTCCAATGGACATGGCAACCTTCACCTCTGGAGAAACACCGGGACAAGTTGGGCTTATGTGGGTGAGATTTATCACGCCTCCACTGCCAGTTTGTGGACTCATTTCATAAACTTCAAAAACCGGATGGTCATGCTGAACGGCACAGATCCGCCCCGGGAGCTTGATGCTGAGTTTGACGATGACGTGACATACCAGCTCGGCATAAAGAATCCTGCCCGCATAGTGCTTATTTCAGACTTTCCGGTTGCCGCGGCCAGTGATGACGGAATTGTGAGTTCAAATTATACCTATGGTGGCGCAAAGTGCGTTGAAAATACGTCCGGTGTTACTGATTGGTCTGAGCGGATAAATGATATTGACAGGCAGGGCAACAATGCCTGTTTGCAGCTTTCTGAAACAGTTATTAACGCAACCGAATCTGAAACGCTTACTTTTAATCCTGTCTTGGATTTATCAAAATTTCCCGAAAGCTCGGTTTCGGCGGGCTATATCACTTCTGATGAATTTGATTACATAGCATTTGACCTTGACCTTCTGGGATGGGACCTTCTTGAATGCCTGAGAATATATATCGACTTTGATGATGGTGATTTTGATAATCCCTATTCAATGCTTGAGTTTTCAAAGTGGTATTTGATGAATGAAACTTTTTGGGGTGGTTATAAAGACGGAAAATATAAAATCCGAATCCCAAAAAATCATTTTGATGCCGGGAGATGTGTCGGCTTTGATACTCAGCTTACAAATACCGAGTGGGCAAAAGTTAAAGCCATAAAACTTGAAATAAAAAAGTCAGGTTTAAATGCAACTGGCACAACAAATCAGGTGGTTGCACAGATTGATTATCTTCGACTGGAAGAAAGCCCTCCCATTCCGGCAGCTTCAGGCAAACTGATTGACCCGATGGAGTCATACAGCACTTGGCAGGTTATCGGCGGGACTGCCGCTGCTAATAATGCAGAACATACTTATGGCGTTTCATCAAAGACAATACCGTTTGCGGCAACCTCATTTCAGGCGATTTACAGGAATTACAGCCCGGCGCTTGATTTAGCTCATTGGGAAAACGATGTTTTGTTGAGAAAAACCGACTGCTTCGCGTTTGATGTTTATACGACTGCTGAGAATATCACAGCCTGTCTTATTTCTCTTAGGTTTCATTCAGGGTGGGTGTCCGGTGAATCGGGTGCAAATGCCGGAAGATGGATTGGGGTAAGCAAGTTTTGTGGTGCTACTCAGGCATGGGGCAATGCTCGGAATCTTATGCCAGGTCTCCTGAAAAGCAAGACATGGCAAACTGTTTATATCCCGGTGTCGTGGGTGCACGATACCCTTATGACCGGATTTACTGAAAGGATTGGAGAGTTTATTGCTAATAATTGGCCTAAGCAAGTTGATGGTGTTGATTGCATATGGTATGGAACCAAAGACCACGAATATGGAACCCCGAAATGGACACCAGAGGAAGTGCTTTCAAATGTAAACCGGATTTCAATAGGCATGTGGGTAGCGGGCGCTGGTTTTGACGTATATGTTGATAACTTAAGAATTGTACCTTTTCCGGTAAGAAAGTCAATATGCACTTTTTCGGCGGCAAGGGTTCAGTTTGATTATCCTCTTGCCGGATTTTACGATATGGTTCAAGATGCGGCTCCAAGGTTTGCCGGGCTTGTGCAGGCGTGGTGTGAATTGACAAACACAACATTACCACAGCAGATAAATGTTGATAGAGTAGCGGGCGAACAATGGCAAGTGACAGGGTGTGCAAATTGGGACTTTGATGTCGAGAACAAAAACAGCCTATGGTCAAGCCTGAGACTTGAACTTGATCCCGGTAATATAGCGGTTGCAAGTAGATCATTTTTAATTCCTAAAAATCTGAATGAATACGGATCAGATAGAACGAATAAAAGGCCGCAATGGTGGAGCGCTGGTGATACGGTGTCCCATGACGGTTATGTTTCTGATGACGTTGACGTTATATGCTTATCAATAATGATCAACCGGATTACAGCGGTTGAAAAAATTCAACTTATCTTTGCCTGTGGCACTTCTGATTATTATATGTATGAGATAGTGCCTGAAGATTATGGTTATAAAGACGGCAAGATTTATGAGCATATGGAAAATAAAAGCATCCTTGATGTTCTTGGAACCGTTGACGTTAAAGATGCCATCGGCTTTGTGGGGAGCGCAGCCCTTGATTATTATATTGGAAACACCAAAACTCCATCCGGTGATTACCGGGCCGAGTTCGTGAAAGGCGACCATGTATGGCATGAAATAAAAATCCCCAAAAACAAGTTCACAAGGTTCGGGGATACCGCATCTGCCGACTGGTCAACCGTTTCAAATGTCACTTTCAATATCTTTGGCCATCCCCTTGTCGGTTCCGTGGTGTGGCTTGATACCATGTTCCTGAAAAATGAGGGGGCACTGACCGGAGAGTATTATTACAAGGTGATTTACCGGACAAAGGATAATCAGTCTGTCTCGTCCCATATCTCACCAAAGGCAACCCCGAAAGGCGCAGACATTATCGTTTGGTCAATCCCGTGTTCTGGTGACGCGAGAGTACTTTACAAAGACCTTTACCGGATGGGAGGCGCAAACTCAACCTTCCGGTTTGTTGCAACCCTGATGGATGGTGATACCACATACTATGATTACAAACCGGACAAAGAGCTGGGCGCAGAGATTGACCCGGACTATGGACTTCCCCCGGTTGCAAAATATGGGTGCGCCCACAACAACCGTTTATTCCTTGCAAACACGAAGTATAAACCGTCCCGGTTGTTTTACTCAAGGCCGTTTGTTCCGGGTGCCTTCCCGGTTCAGAATTTCATTGACATCGAGCCATCATCATACGGTGAAATAACGGGCGTGGCCCACAGGGATGATGACCTGATTGTATTCAAGACCAATGCAACCTACCGGGTGTGTGAAGGCCAGCAGAACGGCCAGACCGTTTACTGGTGGATTTCGATTGACAAGACCATAGGTTGCGATGCGCCGCGTTCAATCTGCGCCCGGAATAATGTTGTGTATTGGATATGGCGAAACAAACCATATAGGCTTGTCGGAGGGACTGTCGATGATCGGTTCGGCGACAAGATAGAGGATTTGTTTCAATACTGTTCCGGTTCAAGCGTTGACCCGATTGCCCATACCGCAACCTCTGCTTACCACAAAGACCGGATATTTTTTTCAATAAAAAGTTTAGCCGCATCAAGCGAGAATGACAAGGTTATTACTTTCAATACCAAGTATGGGGTATGGGAAGGGAAACAATTTAATATATCAGGGCTTTCCTCAACAACTGTCATAAATTCAGGGTGGCACATAAATAGCATGCTTTCATTGTTTGAAGGCATATTGCTTGGCGGGGCGTCAAAGGGTTCTGCCTGGGCAGCAAGCGTATTCAGCAAGTTTGATATCTGGCAACTGATGAAACCGACGACCTATGCCGACAATGCCGTTGCAATAGCCGCAAAAATAAGGACATGGTTTGTGGCCGGCCTGGAAAAGATTATTGAGGGCTACCGGATATGGGTGGCTTGCAAAAAGTCAGAAGGCACTTTTTCAAGTGATACGCTGTCAATAAGGCCCGTTCTGGATTATACGTTTGATGAATCCGGGGAAGGCGGGGCGATTTTAACGGTTGCCGATGCACACAGCCTTTCAAGCGTCACCAGGCCGCAATTCTTTGACCAGCCGGTCAGAGGGCAGGATACCGGCGGGTTTCTGGGCCTTGAAATCGGTTGCACAAATGATACAGGCAGGATTAAAGTTTTATCGGCTGTTCTTGAGGCCGAAAAATCAGTGGACAGAGAATGAGAAATCCATTCAGTTTCATAACCGGCGATAATCAAATCAATACCCAGGAGTTGCAGCAGGCGGTTGACACCCTGTTCTCTGCGGTTGATGACACGAAATTGCAGAAGGCTTTTTCTTCCATGCAGGATATGACCGGCAGTGGCGGCCTGAAGGCGCCCGGTGGCCTGAATGTAACATCTGATATTACCCGTGCCGTTACCTTCTTCAAAGCCGCCTCGGTTGTCGCTACATGGAATGTTGATACTTCCGCTATCCGGTATGAAGCCGAAATGGACGATGATGGTCAGCCTCAAATCCCTGCCAAGAGGGAAGTATTTGCAAACAGAGCAACCTGGGAGAATGTAAGGCCGGGTGCAACCATAAGGGTTCATGTGCGCGGCTTTAACGAGCAAGGCATTGCCGGGGCGTGGTCGGATTGGGTTCGCCATGTTGTCGGTTCCGGCAATTTCAAGGGCGTTGCACCTGAAGGGCTTGAGGTATCGCAAATAGGCGCTTGGATTCATGCTTCAGTTGACCGGGTAATCCGCCGCAAAAAGAAAGACCACCTCGGATTTGAATGGCATGCGGTAAATACCTTTGAAGCCCTTTCTCAACCGATATTTACTGGTCAACTTAATGCCGGGCTTGCGTTAGGTACGTACTACACTTCCATAACCGTTAAACTGGCAACCGGAGAATTTAAAGATACCGGCGAGCTTATCCTGACAAACGGAAACTCCGAGACACAGACCTTCAATTATACCGGCTGGACCTTAAGCGCGGGCATTTATACCTTTTCAATGGCTTCGGTTGCATCTTCCTATACTTTTTTAGCGGGTGATGCGGCGACTATTGCACCCGGTGATGATTTTATACCAGACTCGGAAGAAGAACGGGAAAACATTGTTTGTAACCCGAGCTTTGATGATTCGGTTTCAAACCATGTAACCATGGGGTTATCAGACTCAACTAAAGAATGGACTGAATCGGCGGCACTTGCAGAGGATACTTATTATACCAAAAAGCATCATTCTGGTAAGTCCTGTTGCCGGGTGTGCAATACCGGGCTTAGTGGAAGGTATCTGTATCAGACTTTAACACTTGACCCCGATAGCCACTATGAGTTTTCCGGGTATTATCGAATTGTATCAGGTGCAACCCCCGTAAGGGATATTGATGTTCGGTTTGATAATTTTGTCGGTAGCAGCACAGTCACGCAAGGCGGCATTTATAATACCGGCAAGACAAGCGCAAGGTGGAATTTTGAGGAAACGTTTGTACCTCTTTTCAGTAATTGGGCTGTAGCTACCTGGCGCAAATTTCATTTCAGATTAAAGACAAGCAGCGATTTCACAACCGGAAGGTTATGCCTCGGGTTCTCCGGCTCAAATACCGGGGACGTTCTGTTTGATGACATAAGGGTGCGCAAGATTAACGGGACCTTCCGGCGGTTCTCATTCGGCAACCATGTCTTATGGTGGGAAAAAAGCCTTGATAACGTATATGTGAAGGTAAGGGGCGTTGATGTCAACGGCAATACCTCAATGTGGTCTGAATGCTGTCTTGCCGAAAGACCGTTCTCATTGGCCGATACAGCGTTTACCCCTTCTGCACCTACGGCCGTCAAGGTTGACTCAACGGGTGGCAACAGCAGGTTTTTCACAAGGCAGGGCAATGCAGTTCTGTCATGGACAAACCCGACTACCTACACAAACACAAGAACGCTCCCGGATAATGAGGTTGCGGGCTACAAGGTTTACTGGATTGATGGCGCAACGACTGACGATAGTTATAATGGAGATTGGATTAATGGTGCTGCAACCGAAAAGTGGCACTCCCGGTTTATTCCGGCTCAACAGATTAGTTTTGCTTCACCAACAACCTGTATCCGGCACCTTGTGAGAGGTCACAAGTATTATTTCAGGGTAACAGTTCTTTCGGCAATCCTTGGAAGCAGGTCTGAGTCTGCCCGGTCTGAGCATCAAGTATCTGGGCCGGGACCTACACCAGCGGACGTCCCGACTCTGATTGCAGAGGATAGCGCGGTTACTGGCGATCACATTTCTCCTTCTGTTGCCACAGCTTCTGATTATAAGAACAGTGAAGGATGGGGATTTTTCAGACATTCATTTCAGACTCTTGCATTTAAGCAAACCGATATTGATAGTCACGGCATTGCTTTTATCCATCTGAAATGGAAACGCACCGGCTCGGGAACAACTCGCTGGTTTCATCACCGGGTTTTTGCGGTAAAAACCCTTGATGTTGATACAGACTTAAACATTATTGGAAGCGGAACCGGCCTTTATTATTACATTGTCCGACTTGACCATCTGGCTCAGGGGACAGGGTATGATTATGAATGGAAATATACAACCTATTCCCTTCAAAATGGGGCGTGGAGCAGCACGGCAACCTTTACTTCTGCTACCGAAACCCCATCCTCTACCCCAACTCTTGTCAACCTTGGGGCTCTTGTCGCTTCATTGCAGGGCGTGAATATCCACAAGATTGGCGGAAAAGCGTTTATGACAATAGGGATTGATATTGCTGCCCTCGATGCGGCTGCCTTTATATCTCTTGGTATTCTGAGTGACAGTTATCAAATTCTTGAAATCAAAAGATTTACGATGAAAGAACTTGAGGAAACTGACACACAAGTTACAATAAGCGGGAAAACCTATGTTGAAATGCCGGTTTATTTGGTGCCCGGCAAGTCATATTATATTCTTGGCAAGCTAACCGATTACAGCCTTGCAACAACCAAGTGGACAAACTGTACGCCCCTTGCCGTGACTGCACCGGAGGCAACCGTTATTAATATGAATACCGACCTTGCCACCTTTGAAGCTCAGTGCTACTCAATGGGCAAAGGCTGGATGAAAAACCTGAGATGGGGCTTGCATTTTGAGTGGACAATCACTGGCGGCAACACTGATTACTGTGTCCGGTATGAATACAAACTGGCTCGTGAAGTAACGCTTGGAGGAAGTGTTTTTTGGCTTAAAAAGACGGGGTGGATTGGCAATGATTCTGCAAATGATTCAACCGAGGATTTTTGGATTGACTGTCCGTGGAGGCCGAATGTTGCTGCCGGAATAGGCGCTGCTTCCGGTTATAGAATTAATATGAGGGCATGGTTTCAGGGGCAGGCCGGAACTCCGCTTCAGGGCGCCGGAACATGGAACCAAAATCCGGGAACTTATTGGGTGGCATTTCCGGCAGCAACAACCGGCAATATTTTAATGCTTGAGCCTCCGGCGGAAACGCCCCCCGACATAACAGCATTATATCCCAAAGTTAAAAACCACATCGGCAGGTATTTAAAAATCAACCTGATTGATGATGAGTGGGACTATCCCGACAATTTCAGCCACTGGACTATTCATGCTGATTTTGATCTGGCTTCTTACCAACTGAGTGATCCTCCATCGCAATATAATTTATCGTGGACGCCCCTTTGCTTAGATGGAGCGCCATATAATGATCCGACAGACCACAGAGACATGATTGGAGATGCAGGAAGATTAAAAGCACAAGACAACTGGATAATTATTTATATTCCACTTTGGATTTGGGATCACGACGAAGCGAATCCTTTATTAAAGAAAAAATGGATAGGGCCGCCAAGGGTTGACCACGTGTCATGGAAAATAGTGTGCTGGATATTTGAAAAAAACACAAACAATATTTATGTTGCCGTGCCTCATAGTTGTAATGCAACGGCAACCTTTAATCTTGACGCGTATGATGTAAGCTTTGATCCCACACCGGACGTATGGCCGTAAATATAATAAATATAAGGGGGGAAACCAAAATGTTTAAAAAGTTGATTTCAATTTTAATTGCAGCCCTGCTGTTCGCCTCACCTTCGCAGGCGTATTACTGGAAAGCATCAACCCAGAAAATTGCGGTTGAGAAGGAGGGCGCGCCGATAGTGCCACTGGCAACAACCCTTAATTTCAAGGGTATTGCAACCGTAACCGATAACGGTTCAACTCAGGCAGATGTATATATACCACCGGTTACGACCTACCTAACCAATACCTTTGAAACTAAAGCTCACCAGGCCGGGACTCAAAGTTTTATCACTGCAACATATGACACCTTGGCCCACGCTAAAGCAACGAGCAATTATGCCACGGCAACATTTGATACTTTGGCCCATGCAAAGGCAACGAGTGACTATGCGACTAATACATTTGATACTAAGGTGCACACTGCACAGATACAAAAGTATATCACAGACACCTATATGAGTGATGCAGCGGCAGCAGCGTACTCACAGTTTGTGACTAGTACGTATGCAACTATTGCTAATGCAAATGCGTATGCACAGTATGTGACTGCAACGTATGATACTCTAACTCATGCGAAGGCGACAAGTGATTATGCTACTAACACTTTTGACACTAAAGTGCACACTGCGGCTATTCAATCATATACTACCAATACATACTCTCGGAAAGCGGGTGAGACCTACACGGGTTCACATGACTTTAGTGCCGCAACAGTCACGCTTTCGCCGGTCTGGGAAAGCGCAAAAAATTATGTAGCCTTGCTGACAAATACATATGACACCAAAGT